TGAAGCTGCGGCTAAAGCATCTGCTTCTGCGGCAACGGCCTAACGGCATAGAGAGCGTGGCGCAAGCCACGCTCTCTTTACTTCTTTTTTTTTGTCGTGAAATCAATCGTCGAAGTCACGCCAGTCATTACCACCTTCACCGTTGGTAGTACGCGCACCTACTTTCTTATACGAAAGATCTTCGTCAAGAAGCAGATCGTACTTGAAGCCCATCATCGGGTAATCCAAGAACTTCAATGCGTAATACTTATCCTGTTCCTGAGTTGCACCGATCTTACGATGCTTACCCCATTGGAACTCAGCCCATGCTTGACCTTGGTGGATAGTCTTCGCGGTAAAGACCTCATAGTCAAACTCGGTGTTGAGCTTCTTGGAGCCCTCGTAGTAGCCTTTATCTACCAGACGCTTGATGTAGTCGTCAGGATAGGTTCGAGCCAAGTCACGAGTCGCTGGAGACAGTTGGTGAGCTGTGTACGCAAAGATGTTGTTCGGAGACGTGAACTTACGGACGCGACGGTGCGCTCCTTGAATCTCGTCACCGGCAACAGCAGCCACGATGTTGTTTTTTGTCAACAGGTTGATGTAGTCGCAACCAGCCGAAACAATCTCGTAACCTTCTTTGATGAATTGCTTCAAGTCATCGATATAGTCATCGACGTCTGCACCACGAGTGTAGTCCAGAATCATGACGTGCCAGCCATTGGCTGTCATTTTATCGAAAACGTACTGGGCGATCTCACGGGAGTCGACGCCCTTGGTTACAACAGGTAGACCAAACTCGTATTGCATCAACAGGGTGTATAGCTTCTGAAGAACCAGCTCGGGTTTATCTTCCGCAGTAGCAAATACGTGTAGCGGTTTCTTCGTATCATCAAACAGCACGGGACTATTGAAGATACAGAATGCAAACAACTGATCCAGCAGAGTACCGGACTTGTTCATACCCGGCAATGCGGATACGTTAGCCCACTCGCCACGACGTGCGCCTTCCTGATCGCCGGTCATCCGGTTAGCAGCCTTGAAGCCGTACTTGAGGATAGCCCGTGGATCAATAGCAAGCTGAGCCATCGCGTAGACTTCCGACAGGCTCTCAACGTCACTGATGTCAATGCGACGCATCGCACCGCCAGCTTGACGCTTACCAGACAGTGGAAGCTCTGTCATCTTAGCGATGATCTCTTCACGGAAGCGCGCTACGTCGCCGACCTTCTCACGATCAAAGCCGAGCTTACGTGCAGCGTCCCGCAGGAGTTTCGTGAACTCCTCTACACCAATGAAGTCGTACAGCTCAGCTGTTGCTTCATCGAGTTTATCCTTGGCTGCGTCCGGATCGTCTACCAATAGAATGGTGCGGGTAAATAGATCATATAGGCGATCATTATCCCCTGCGGCGATTCGGATGCGACCCATTAGGTCGTTAATGTCGTACGGATGCTCTGATCCTTTCTTCTTCATCCAGATGACTAAGTTCCGAACTCGGGACAAAGCGTTGTGTTCCCGGTTGGAGTTTGAAGCATCATCAGTTAGATGAAGGTGATCGAGTGTACGATCGATTACATTGAGCAAAGCCTCAGGGTCATTCTTGCCCGAATGACTCGAGTAGTACATGGCACTGATGGCCTTGGCTAACAGTAGCTTAATTTCCATACCGCCTCACCGCAGGCAAATTGAATTGGGGATATCTCATGAGTAAGCCAGTCAGTATTCGCTACATCCCAAAATGGTTGAGCGGTGCTATGACGCACTACGGGACTGACATCAAAGAATTCGAAAGCATAGTATCGAGACACGATGTTGATCTTTACAAGTTGGCGAACCATCTGTTCCGCGCTCGTCTGAACAGTATGGGTCTGGAAGAGTTTGATTTCCCAGACGCCGATGCTGGTAAAGGCTTCAGCGCAGATGATGCTGTGTTCGCTCTGTTCGGAGGTAACCCACAACAGCTGGCGATCCCTCAGTTCGTCCTGGGCTACTTCGACATCTATCCTGACAAGTACGATGGTATCATCATCGTCGAGCGGGAAGGTGGTGAAGTAAAGGATGTTATGAAAGAACTGCTGAAAGCTGTCGCCCTTTATCGGGGCGTCGATGTGGCTTACGCGTCGGTTGTCTTCAGAAGATATCTGGAGAAAGTAAATAAAGACCTTGAGCCCGGCAGCAGTCATGCGGTCAACCTTACTCGTGAATTGGCGAACAACGACCAGCACGAGTGATAAGTGATACATGTTATGCAAATCACTGCTATTACGGTGATATGTATAAACACACGGTTTCCATAACGCCTGCGGGACGTAGGATCGCTGTCTCTAGTCGACTAGTGACAGGTCGGCGTCGATCCTAAAATAGAAGCTTCTATCCTTCAGCAACACCAAATTGCAATTTGGAGCAATTCATGAGCAAGATCGTAATTGACAAAAAATCCGGTATGCCGGATCTGGAACACGTTTCCGCAGTGAAGATCAAAGATCACCTGCTGAACGGTAATGGTTACAGCACCGAAGCCAGCGACATGCTGAGCGCCCTGCAAAACGGCAGCTTCGAAGCTCGTAGCACCCTGTCCCAGATCGCTGGTGAACTGGCCGGCGTCCTGCAAACCACCGTTGAAAACCAGAAAGCCGAATACGCCAACCCTGCTGGTCTGGCCGCTGCGTCCTTCCTGAAAGCATTCGGCAGCAAGCCTTCCGAACTGCTGCGCCTGCAAACTTCGATGGAAGGCAAGTCGCTGACCGACGGCACCCGTTACGCTCACGCTGACGGTTCCGAGTACGACAGCGTCTACTCCACCGAATCGTACGACAACCAGTCGCTGATCGACCACCTGTCGATTTCGATCGGTCTGAACTACAAGATCGCTCGCCAAGGCCCGGCCATGGAAATGATCTACCGCACTGTGCCTCTGTCCCCAGAGCAAGGCGGTATCGACATCCAGATCCCGAACCTGTACGTCGAAAACACCCTGCAACACGCCCTGGACGGTTCCGAGTCGGACTTCGGCCTGCGCCGTGTAATGGACTCCGCGATCGACTTCACCGTTCTGAACGACAACAGCACTCAGCTGATCCCTGGCTACAACGCCACTTCCGCTGCGAACTTCGTCGCCACTTCGGTTATCACTCCGTTCGACTACGTCAACGGTCGCCGCACTGTCAAGACCTCCGGTCTGGCCGTTGGCAAAACCATCAACCTGCTCGGCATCGGCCAGATCGATTCCGTACAGCGCGTTGGCCAGGCTGACTACACTGAAGCACTGGACCGCAACATCGGTATCGAATCCGTGTTCCTGAGCCTCGGCGCAGACACCATCCGCTTCGACACCAAAGGCCTGCCGTACAGCCGCTTCGTGAAGACTCCAGAGCAAGGCGGTCGCGCCATGGCGCTGAACTTCCCGCTGACCACCCTGGAAATCAACAAGGACACCGTTGCTTATAACGACGCTGCCCTGGCTGGTTCGGTCTTCGGCACCATCGCTACCGGCGACTACAAAGTCCGCCTGAAAACCATCATCAACGGTCAAGCTGACGTTGAGCGCGGTACTGTGAACATCAACGCCGGTTCGCTGGAAGTGATGTACATCAAGAACGCCGCTGGCGACAAGATCGACGTTGCTGCTGGCGTTGGTAAGACCATCGTTGATGGCCTCGCTGCACTGACCACCTCTGCCTGGTGGCCTGATGCTCGCCTGACCAACACCAACCATCGTCACCTGGGCCTGATGCTCAACGTGCGTAACGTGACCGAACGTCTGCTGACCCGTCAGCGCGCGCCGTTCTTCGTTCCGTACCCACTGAGCGAAAACCGCGACCAGACCGTAATGGACTGGTTGACCTTCGCCGTTGGTTCCTACATCAACAACGAAGCTGTCGGCACCCTGATCGGCTACCACGAGCGCCTGATGCGCCTGACTGGCGGCCTGCGCGGTGAGCTGACCGGCGGTGACTTCGAAATCAACGCACTGCCTATCGAAGGTATTGGCCGCTGGTTGGTCAACCCTTACGTTCAGGAACTGGACGTTGACCTGATGGAAACCGCTCAGTCGCAGGAAACTGTGGCAAACGTGGAAAACGGTATCGAAGTGCTGGTCAACACCCTGCGCTCCGTGTCCTTCGACATCCTGCAACGCACCAACTACGAAAACGCCTGCCGTTACATGGACGGTGGCGAGATCACTTCGAAGTGGCGCATTGCCCTGGTTACCAGCAAGAAGATCGAGCGCTTCATGACGATCCAAGGCGACAGCCGCACCCTGGGTGCCGGCCTGAGCTACCAGCTGGAAGCCGACGTCGACCAACGTCTGTCGGACGTGATGTACCTCACCATCGTTCGCGATGGCGAAGGCGTGGACGCTCTGTCCGCCGGTGCAATGCTGTTGACTCCGACCCTCGTGTCGACCATCAGCGTTACCCGTAACAACCGTCCTGGTAACGAAGCTGTTGTACAGCCTCGCTTCCAGCACTACAACTTCCTGCCGATCATCGTCAAGCTGAACATCAAAGGCGTCGACGAGCTGCTGGAACAGACCCTGCCTTTTCGTATCAAAGGCGACGTTAATACCACTGAAGTTGGCGGCACCCAGCCGTAACTTGGACCTGCCACCGGAAGTAATTCCGGTTGCACCCTAAGTGGATTGACGGGTTAACATAAAGCCGGGACTTCGGTCCCGGCTTTATGCCGTCTACGGCTATTAGTGGATAAAGAAATTACAGCCATACATTACTAAAATAGGCGTAGTAGGAAAGAGTAAAACAATTGGGGACCGTAGTTATATACACAGGGGCAATAAGGTTATGGATAGTTCGGGACGTCGTTTTGTTCCGTTCGATAAGTTCACCTCTAGAGCAGAGTTGAACGACCCCGACTTGAAGGGTCGCGAGAACGCAGCGTTTACAATGCGCTATGTTAATGCGTCAAGTCGGACTCTAAGCGTCAAAACCAGAATGGGCGTGCATTCGATTCTCAAACCGAAGCAGTACACTCAGGGCGGTGAATACATTGACGTCTTTCTCGAATGGACTATGACTAAGGAATCTTACAAATCGACCTATGTTGATTTCTTAGACCGGCATCACAATCCGCAGGGGTTAGCAGCGGAGATCATTAATGCCTTTGAAGCCAGATTGAATTCCTGGACTCACGGTGGCAAGCTGACTACTTTACAGATTCATGTAGAGATTCAGCTTAATGATGTTGTTAATGCTGGCGGCACTGTGTACCTGGAAGAGTTGGATCTATTGATCTCGCTTGAGCCAGAAGTTGAGAAGTTCGAGGAACATCCGTTCAGTAACTTTAATCGGTTGCAGTACGGGTTAGCCGCTGACCTACCTCACTTGGGTAAAGATACTCTGCTGTTCTCGATCAAAGCCGTAGACAATAGTTCTCTTAGGAATCGACATGATCGGTTTATCCTATTGGGTAATACCGTTCACCACATTCCAATTGAACGCGATTTAAGGTTACGTGACGGTGTACATGTCACAACTCGGCGACCAGCCGCTGTGAAGAACGTCGTAGGGTCTGGTGCAACCATCCACACTGAACATCTGTCGTTTGAAGATGCAGATGCTCGGTACAACTTAGCTGACAGTATTGAGAAAGCCCAAGCTGGTGTTAGTTGGCAAGAAATGCGTAAAGAAGAAATCGCTCGTAGGGCTCACGATCAGAAGATGAAAGAATTTGATCGGGCGGGTGAGAAGGCTGATACAGACCACACGTATACACGAGAGAAGACAGAGTCCGAAAGGGCATTCGCTCGTGAGCGTGAGGAATGGCTTCGCTGGAAACATCGCGAAGACGATGTTAAGGAGAAGACTAAAAACTTGGGCGACTGGATACGTCTGGTCGGTGGGATAATCACATCGTCGCTAACTGTGTTAACGATGGTGGCTAAAATGAAACCTTCATAGATGGGCAGGGGATGGAATGCATACTTGGTTATTTGACGACTTGCAGCAAAGGATGCCTGTTTTCAATCAGGACATTCTGGATGGCCTCGCCTATCGCGGCCTGGACGATGCTAAAGGCCTCGTAGATCAGACTATTGCGTGTGCTGAAAACAGTTATCCAGATGACTTTGAGTACAACGGATCTTACATCTGTAGTCCTCAAGAAGCGTACAGCGTTATGTCATCTTCGCTGACACGCTCCGATCGTTCCACCCCCTCCATCGACTTAGCGCAAAGCGATGTCTACATGGTGAAGTATCAGTTCTCCTGTAATGGCGTTCCGCTATATCCGCGGTACTTCTGTCTGCCAGCACCGCGCCGCGGTGGTTTGCTCACAATTACAGGAAAGCAATTTGCCATCGGCGATGTTCTCACAGACCCTGGCCTTTCGATAGGCCAGGACTTTGTGTTCATCCGTATGTCACGCGCTCCGGTTACATTCAAGCGCCTGATCTACACCGTTTTGAAAGATGGAGAAGATTACTCCGAGTACATTGCTTATTCTTGGTTGCACCATCGGTCTGCCAACAATAACAAGAAGTCGGAAAGTGACACCATCACGCTAGGTAAGGTGATGTCTACTCTGCCGCATTATCTCTTCTGTCGTTATGGCTTGAAGGAGACGTTCGCTCGGTTTGCGTATTGCGATGTTGCAATCGTTACCGAAGAGTTCTTGGCGGAGAACCCTGTTGACCCGGACAAGTACACCGTAGTCAGATCAGCCAAGTCCCGGCCGGCTGCATTGAAGCTGCGTGTACATTACCCTGATATCGCTACAAATCTCTGCTTGATCATTCCTAAAGCGGCTACCAACCAACTTACCATGGCTTTCGCCCTGGCCTTCTTCTATCTCGTGGATCTGTTCCCTCAGGATCTGCTGGTTGAAGACTTGCTGGGCGATGACATCTGGAAGCGTTGGATGGGTTACGTTCTCTTTGGCGACCAGATGTCTGTTGGTAAGCTGGTTGAGAACGTGGTGAGTCACCTCATCAGTCTGGATGATTACGTAGACATCGAGGTACGCAAGACTCTGCTGGATGAAGAGAACTTGGATGTTGAAAACCTCTACGAGTTCTTCGCTTACATCCTCGTTCAGATCGATCACCTGATCGACTCGAAAGCGGAATCCATTGGCTCCATGTATGGAAAACGCTTGGTGACTGCGCAGTATGTACTGCGTGACATCTACGAGCAGATCTTCCGGTGTCTCTTTGAGATCACAAACAACCGGAAGCGTAAGCACACAGCGGATGACTACAACAAGATCTTGGGTAAGTTCTTTATGCCCACGATCATCTTCAACCTTCGCAAGACCAGCAGCAAACCGTTTATGTCCAGCGTGTCTACACCTGGCGACAACATGTTCTTCCGAATCACATCTCGCTTGGTAATGCAGGCGCAAACAAGCGCTGGGCGTAAATCCCAGAACTTGAACGTGAACGATCCACAATCGTGGCTCGACGGTTCGATTGCTGAAGGGGGTAACCACCTTATCCTTCCGAAGCACTCCCCACTGGGTCGTAATACGATCAACCCGACAGTGGAACTGGATGAGAAGAACACGATTGTGCGGAAAGAACACATGAAGCCAATCGTTGCGCATATCGACGCCGCTATCGGCCGTAACTAATTCAACCTCACTAATAGGGAAGCTGTATGTCACGCGACCAACGCGAATCTGAACGGATCTGGAACCTCGTCTTTGACGAGACCGTCCGTTACATCGAGGCAAAGGCTGATGGTGTCGATGTACGGGATGATTTCATTCTGGATCTTCGCCGCAGTTACGCTGAGAACCTCGGCAAGCATCGTTACAACAACAACAACATGGACAAGCTGGTCAAGTTGACCTTTGTGAACCTTCGCGAAATCGAAGACGAGCTGGGTCAACGTGGTGATCGTGAGAAAGACGTCATCCGTATGGGTGTTGAAGCGATGGTGGATGGTCACTTCGCTGAATCCGTCTTTGCCGATCCGAAGCTTGTTCGGGAACTACCGCGTGATGCTGAGCGCGGTATGGAAGAAGCAATGCGGTTGGCTGGTAAGCTGGCCGGCGGTGGACGCCGTCGTGGTGGTCGTGACGATCGTGATGACGATCGTGATGATCGTCGTGGCGGTGGTGGGGCTCGTTGGAGCAATCGTGATGATCGGGATGATCGGGACCGTGACCGCGGTGGCCGTGATCGTGATCGTCGCGATACTCGCCGTAGTGGTCCTCGTGATAGTCGTGCTGGTAACGATAGCGACGACATTCACGATATCCTCTCTGACATCGGTGTTGCTAACGATGAGCGGGATGATCGGGACGACCGCGATGAGCGTGATGACCGTCGTGATGAGCCACGGCGTGAACGCGAACCTGAGCGTGAACGCGAGTACGAACACCCTGCTGAACCGCTGCCGCATCTGGAAGCACGTAACACCCACGTAGATGGTCCTGACCATACGCGTGCAAACCCGTACGAAGATTACTGGGTGGATGATGAGCATTGGCGTGTCGCTCACTTGTCCGGCTGGAAACTTACTGGCGATGGTGAATCCCTGATCACTCTCGTCCCAACCCTTTACGACGTCAACCAGTACATCAAGTACTACGTCATGAATAGCAGCGGCGAAGTCCGCGAGGAGTTAGTTGAAGTGGATAACGAAAACAAGCAATTGGCACACAGCCTGCGTGAAGACACCCAAGGTATCGACATCCCGAAAGCAGCTCCTACCGGCGGTATCTCGCTGAAGGCTCTGAAAGAAGGTACTACCGAAATCAGCCTGGAGCTGGATAAGCCTGGTCTGAAGCTGGGTGACCTGATCAAGCAGATCCCTACTGACCAGTTGACCTTCAGCAATGCTCTCGCCGCCGACAGCATCGCAAGCTCCGTATTCCAAGGGCGTGTACGCCTGAACTCGGAAGAAGCGCCTGTTCGCGTTGATGTGCAATTCCTGCGTACCCCAATCGCTGTACAAGACATCGGTCAACTCGACCTGGTTGCTAAAGTCGGCGCCGCTGGCACCCTGACCCAAGCCGCTGAGCTGATGGAAGAACTGAAGCCACAATTCGAGAAGCCTGTATTCGAGCTTCTGAACAAACGCTTCACCGAAAACCTGCTGCGCTCCGCGAAATTCCAGTTCCAGTTCGACAAGGTTGCTAAGCTGAACTTCAGCCAGCACTACGGCCGCTTCCTGACCGCTTACGGCAATGTCCGTGGCGCTGGTGAAGCTGCGCAGTTCGCACAGCGTGTTGGTCACGTCACCACCCTGTCGACCGCTTACGTATCTGCTGAAGAAATCGCCGACATCGCCGGCGATCTGATCGTTGATGTGAAGAATCCGAAAGCTCTGGTCTTCCTCGACGTTCTGGCTGTTGCATCCTTCGCTGCTACCATCGACGAACTGGGCATCGGCCTGGCTCTGACCATGGACGAAACCGGTCTGGCTGTAACTCAGTCGACCAACCGCGACCTGTTCACCACCCTGCGCGGTCTGTACTCGGCTCTCGAGCAGCAGACTCCCCCAGGCCTGAAGCCTCGCCTCTTGCTGTCCACCTCTGACAACCGCCTGATCGAAGTACTGCCTTACGCCTGCCGCCTGGAATCTTTCATCCTGGCTGCTGTGTAAGCTTTACCATCAGGTTCCTGCTACGCCAAGCACAGAGGTGGCCCGCAATGTGGCCGCACCCAACCATCTAACCGTAATACTGTAGGACGAATCCGTACACCCTTCAATGGGTGTACGGTGCATTATCCGAGAGGTAATGTTTTTTTTGTTTGAAAACCACAGGGGATGACGATGACTTCTATCATCGAACGCTTGGCATTTGCTAATCCCGAGGAAGAAGCTTCTTTTGAAGCCTCCGGGATGGAATACGAAAACGAGATTTACATCTCGGGTTATGATCTTAATCAGATCGTCACCACAGCGACGTATCACGAGGGTCAGGAGCAATGGGGGATCTTTGTACCCAAGTCTGATCAGAACGCCTCCAGCGGCTCCATACGCGTTCGTATGACCGAACATGAAGACGCTTCGGTTGTGTACGAGCAAACTACGAAGACTGATGCTAAAGAGAAGGGTAAACTCGAGAACGAGCGTCCTTCTGATGAAGTAATGTTCGGCCAGTTCAAACTGATGGCTGATCAGGGTCTCATCAAGATGCGCTACGTCATCGAAGCTCAGACTCGTGACGGCGAACCCTTCAAGTTTGAAGTGGACATCTTCCGCAACGGTAAAGGTGAAGTAGTTCCATGGGCGAAGATCGATGCTGAACTTCCGGATGGTTATGAACTGACCCCAGAAGAGATCCCGTTCACTCATGATGAACTCATCATCCTGACCCCTGCCATGAAAGTGGACCGTCAGGCTGAAGTGAACAAGAAGGTCGCTAAGTTGTACGAGACCTACTTCCGTAGCCCGAACGTTCACGTATGAGGTGCTGTATGTACGCCAACAAGTTAGCCTTGGCTATCAGTGCCGTTATCCATTCCAAAGCTTATACAGATCAGCAGCGCCGGGATGATATTGCTTGGCTGCGTAGTTTGTATGAGATCACGGAACCTAATGTGGTTGGCACTATCGGTCACGTTAGTTAATGGCATAAGCCGACATAAAGACCGTGGGGAAACCCACGGTCTTTATGCTCATTCTTTTTTTTTGTGTAACCACCCTAACAGTGAGTTATCACATCGAAGCCAGCACTTTGATCAACTCAATGATTTCCGGGATGTTCAAGCCATTCTTGGCTGCGACCAAGGTGGTGACAAACAGAATACCAAGACCAACCAATTTCTGAAGCTCACTCGGCGACCATGGAACTGTTGGCGCTTGAGCTGTCGCAGGGGTTTGGAGAGGGGCAGGAGTCGGATTCTGACCACCGGCAGCTACGCCGAGACTCGAAGTCAAAATCATATCCTGAGTAGCCGCGTCCAGGGTTGCGAGTGCATCCTGGATCTCCTTAGCTTCTGCGGTGCTTGGGTCCAACTGACGATCACTTGGAAGGAAGCCATTGACCAGAGCGATCAATGTAGGCTCCCAGGTGAAGCCCACCGCCGGGTTCTTTGCCATAAGCGAGATAGCATCTCTTACGTTCATGGGAACCACCAGATGTCATGTTAAGAGCATGACGGCCTAAGGCCATCATTTATCTACATTAACTCCATGTCTATGTAAATGCTTTAGCGGCGTCCAGAGCAAGGAATCTGCAAACTGTGATACCGTCAACGGAGTGTTCGTCAAGATCCTTGATAGAGATCCCCTCCCCCTCAATGATGTTATCATCATCCATGATAAATTGACGAATTAATTCTTTATCGGTTTTATATTGCCCAACAGGGCACACCGCTTTCTTTGCCTTACCTGGAGAGACTTCAACGAACTGTAAAGTCCGTCTATGTTTATAACAGGTATCGTCCAAGTACTTCATGGCCGTTACCAGTGTCCGGTAGGTGCTGATATTCAGGTGAGAGAACGGAGCCTCACATCCTACGATATCAGGATCGTACTCTTCTAAGATTTCTGCAAGGCGTTCATTAACAACCAGCAGACGTGCGTCAAGGTTGCCTCTGTTCGCTGCAACCCCCGCGTGCTTGTTATAAGCCGACTTGTCGGCAGTAACAGTTTCAGCAAAGATTACAGTTGATACACCTGTACGGAGATCGTGGTCTATGATTGTAAACCCGACCGTATTGGTGCCGTTGTCGATACCGAGAATCCGATATATCCAATGGCCACTGAATCCTGGCTTAAGCTCGAACATAGCTGGTAGGCGCTACCGAAGTAGCGCCACTCCTGTTTAAACGGACTCGCCGATCGTTTCAAGGGTAGGGATCGACTGCGTGCCGAGCATCGGGATTTGGTTACCGACGTCGAATTGCAGAGTCAATTCCTGTTCGTTGTAGTACAACGCCTTGTGGTCAGCTGCGAACGCGTAGATTTGAGTACCGATCGCTTCGTTGAACTGGGTAGTACCCGAAGTGGTCTGTACGGTAACGGTGCGGTCGGCGGCTGTGCAGAGTGCGAACTCCGACATGATCGCGTATTCCTCGTCACCACCATACAAGATCTTGGACACGTTGACGTACTCTTGCACGTCAGTTGTGGACAGGACAACTGGCAGCAAGGCAGATACAGCCAGCTTGACGTCAGTGGTGGTGGCAGCGCCGGTGGAAGGCAGCTGGATCGGTTCTGGGTACAGGTTCGAGGTGTTAGGCACGAACACGACTTCAGTAACGATACCGTCTTCGGTAGTGATCTTCTTCATCACTACAGTCACGTCATCCTGGCTGACGTGAATACGCAGACCGAAGTAAGCGTAGTAGTTGACGCCGTCAACCAACATCTCTACACGCAGAGCGTACTTGTCGCGGATGGACTTTGGAAAGTCGTCATCCACAGGACGCATTGCCATTGGCATTGGGTTGTAGAGCGAAGCGTTGTCGGCGTAGTGGTCCAAGATCGAAGTCTTGGCAATACCGTTGTTACCGATCGACGCGGTGTGACCTTTGTTACCGGCCATGAGGATGCAGAGCTTCACACGCTCAGTGGCGGTAGGACGGGCGTTCTCTTGAACCTCGAGACGTTCGTTCATGGTGGACTTGGCATCGATCACTGGGTTCTGACCGAGCAACAGCGACACCAGAAGTTTCGCACCGTAAACCGTGGCTTGTACCGTATTCATAATTGTCCCTTAACGAGAGAAGAGTGGTGGGGTGGATGCGTGGTTAAACGGCAGGTTACCGGGAACCTTGCTGTCGGAATAACGGTACGCAATCTTGAGGACACCCGTGATGTTGTTACACCATTTGCTCAGATCGAGACAGAACACGTAATTGTACGCTGGATCTTTCACAGTGTGCGCTACGCTCACGAAGCCGTTGTAGATCACTTCAGAGCCGTGGACGTTGAAAGGTAGTGTCTGATCAGGCACGGACACCCATTCATCGCCAGTGAGCCTACGGAGTAGCTGAGGCAGCTTCTCGAGATCACTCCACACGAAACCGGTTGGGAACGTGTACAGCCACGATTCAGCAGCCCGACGATCGTCATGAGACATGTAAGCGTCAGACAACTTCAGCTCACCTTCTTCCAGAATCATGTCAACTGGAGGCAAGCCTTGGTTACTGTCGCTATAGAACTGACGGATGTTCAGCAGCGAATCAATCGTTGCACCCAGCAGCGTCAGAGACTGACGCGTGATAACCTTGAAGCTACCAACGAAGATCAGGTGGTCGCCTGAGATCGTTACCAGGTATTCGCTGTTCTGAAGTGCTGGCAGTGGATCAGGAACTGGGACTTCACCCGGTGGGATCAGATCAATCGTGATCAACTCAGGTTCCAGCTTCAGGCCGTACTGTTCGTACAGAGCGGCATTGATAGCCTCAGCTGTAAGTTCAGGAACGTGAACTGCCAGTGGCTCGTTGTTCAGGAGTTGACCGATATCAACCCGACGATACAACAGGCGCTGGACTTCTTCGCTCCAACCATTAGTCGAGGCGAACTTGATATCAACCGCCGTCAGATTCTCCTCACCTTCATGAGTGGGGAGACCGAACTGTAGCTGCTCAGGTTTCAGCAGACGGTTGTTTGTAGCGTTGATATAATCGACCAGCAAGTCTTTTGAGTTCTTGCTGTATCGAGATATCCGGGGTTTCTTAATCGTTTCCATAATCACCTCTCGCCCTAAAATGCAGGCGGCCACAATCCGTCAAGTACATTGTTCGAGAAAGCGTCAGAGAGAAGGATCGTAGTCCCAGGCTCTCCCAGCGTTACTGTCGTTTCACCAACCCATCTCAACGAATTCGGCTTGGCCTTGAGAGTAAAGCTGCTGCCCTGTACGAGCGCATTCTCAAAGTCCATATCCGTAATCACCAAACCTGAGGCCAGCGCGATGTTGTTCATCACACCCTTCACCGTAATAGGTGGCGTCAGATCCAGACTCATACCACCGAAGACGTCCGCTACGTGCAATCTATTGTAGCGGTACGTCATCTGACCTGTATGCTGTCTGTAGATGTTTTCATCTATAGACTCATGCGTGGTGATCACCACGTTGGTCACGGCACCTTCAACAATCATCGGAGGACCGATGCTTGCGAACTCTGCTCTCAGGTGGAGATTGAAATGGTTATTGGCCATGATCAGTAACGCCACGGCAGGATCGAACTTCAATAACCGTAGCGTGTCAGTCATGGGGTTACCCGTTAGGTCTTAAGATGTCCGAGTGTATTCAACCAAGATGGCGCCGCAGTAAGCCAACGAGTTGTTAGCGAACGTCACTGGGAAGGAAGCTTTAGCTCCTACCGCAAGCGTAGGCATCGCAGTTGGCTTGATGTCGGCTGCTGTTATCGCACATCCCATTTGCGTCGAAAGTAACGCAGCGAGTTGTGTCATGTTCGCATAGCCAGGTCCACCGAACTTAACAGGGCGTCTGAAGGTCAATGGCCACGATCTGCGACCGTAGTAAACCGTCAGTGCCCCGATGTAAGGAACGCCGTTGAACGTCAACAGGAGAGCTGTGTTGTCACCAGCATCCTGAGGCCCATTCTCGCTAACTTGCGAGATGGTGAACATGTTCGATTGAATCGGAGTGTTCAGTGACGCAGCATTCATCAAGTTCAGGTGCATCGCAATCTGATTCTTGATGTTAAGGCTAATGAACGCATCGGTGTGAGACAACGTCAGCGTATTAACCAGAATGCGGCCAGCGATCTCAAGACCAAGGCGGGCAATCACGCAATCAACTTCACCTACCCATCGATAGGAGTCAGCAGCTGCGATAACCGAAGCTGTACCCAATTGGGTAAAGGTATCATCGATGAAGTCTGTCTCACCGATTGGAACCTTGAACGGCCAGAAGAGATTACCCATCAAGTCCTTAGGAGTTGCTGGAACTTCAGCCGCTACAGACAGATCCACCCCAGACAAGAACGCAGGGAGGTTGATCCGTTGGTATTCGAACGTGAATGAACCGTCACGATCCCACAGACTAACCGGAGCCCTGCTCTTGTCGATAGACACCTTAACGCTGGTATTGACACCACCGAGAGAGACCGGCTTTTCTATCTTCAGGTATGTAGCTTTGAGGGGAGCTTTTAACTTCTCCCCGATTTGAGCCCTCAACGCATCGAGTGGATGCATCTTCAAGAGTGTTTCTGGTGCAATGCTCATGAGTGCATCCTTAGATACCCAGGAAGTTCTTTCTACGCGCTTCTGTCAGAAGCTCATACCCGGCAAGTGTATCGTCGATAACCAGATCACCCAATGGTCGTTTAGGAATCGCAAGATACCCAACAACATCAGTCTGAACGATCTCACCGATATCAGTCTGAGGACTTTCAATCAGCGTCATTCTTGGAAGCGGCATGTCGATCTGTTGTTTCAGCTCGATGCTACCTACAAGTTTGATTCCGACGTCAGCAGGAACCTTAGCCATTACCCGCAGGTCTTTGGCCACCATGTTGACTTTCGGATACGGCATCAACTGCTGCATGTACATCTTGCCGTTCTCATGAAGATTCATGATAGTGGGCAAGCGGTTCTCTACGTCGTAGTAGCTGTCCGACCATTCTTTAGGAATGGAAAGCTTCGGAAACTTACCATCGACAATCTTAATTGGACTGTCGTTGATCTGACCGATGTATTGAACCGTGTACGAGGACAGCGCAGTCATCACGCGAAGCATCGCGGAGTGGACTTCACGAACACGCGTTGCGTTAGAAAGGTTACTGCCTGTAGCTGTGTTGAAGATCTGGTCAGCCATCATGGAGAATTCAAGATCCCCCATGCCGGTAATGTCGATGCCGACACTATTCAACCAGTTGTCGTAGTTCATCTCACCCGCAAGGTCAATGCGGATGTCCATGTAGCAATGGTCGATGATCGTGTGCAGTTCACCTTCAGCTTTGTAGTCGCCGTTGTAGTTCCGCATGTCACGATGATGCAACATCAAAGCCTGGATGTCTTTACAGGTGTCGCGGAATGCCTCGATGCTGACGTACGTGCCGATCTGCACCTGAGTATCCAGAATGTAGTCGACGTAGTATTCAGGCACCTTCTTACGCGTTGTCATGCTCATCAGCTTCGCCTTGGTAGGCAAAGGGATACGACGAACACGGCGAGCGTTTACGATCGGAACGTGAGAAAGCTTCTGACCGATAGAACGGTTGTAGGCGTAGAGGTAGAAAATAAAGGCATTCTTAACCGAGAGACGATAGAGATCACCGTTCGCAGGGTTAGTGAACACGACCACGGAATTAAAGCGTTTGTAATGAGACAGATAGATCCAATGGTTGAGCAGCACCTCTGTCAGCGTGAATGGCTCAGCATCGGTTCGGTCAACGACGTTCGACTCAAGCACTTTCGTCTTAAGTTTGTTGCCCTTGAACTTATTCATCTCAGCGAAGACATCTTCTACGACGTCGTCTTGAATAACGATGTTGTCACGAGCAAGCGGAGTCTCGAGCTCGAGAAGTTCCTGAGGGCTCCTAACACTGCTACCCATCGCAGGCTCAATGCCGTTGATGGTCTTACGGACGAATACAACCAGCGGCTTCAGATCGATCGTCAGCCTTTCGTAATCATGCTCGAGGTCGTAACCTGCCAGCGAGAAGCCACGGTCAGTCAGATACTTCTGAGTAATCAGATCGAAGGTTTCCCCACGACCCAAGTTCAGGTTCAGGTAACGGATGTTCCGATACGTGAACAGTTTCTGCTTGAGCGTCATGAGATCGAACTCATCACCTACAGCTTGGTTAAAGCTGCTGATGTACTGACGCAGGTGGTAGCTGTGAGCTTGATCCGTTTTGCAGACAGCCTTACGGCTGTTGATGACCACTTGGGTCAGTCGTGTGTACAGAATGCCCAAGAACGCTGGATAGTAGTACGGCTCGAACAAAGCGTAGTCCGAGTTGTCCCACCGTTTAAAGCAGTGAGTGATGTAACGCTGGATATCAGGAATCAACTGCTGCTCTGAGGCTTCCACCAAAGACGCGTCATACTTGAGGATAGTATGGTCAGCGGCTTGGATAGCTGTCTCTATGTCAATCGGGTTAATGATCCCGTTGATCAGCATCTTCTGGTCCGGGTACGCAGCTACCAGTTCTTTATAGTAGGTAGTCCCGTAGGTGTATTCCTTTCGCGTTGCAGCATGGATCTTTAAGTTGGCTTGCGTGAAGTCAATGATCGTGTTGTCGTCGAGGGAGGTTACCTGCATCAACGTGTTGCTGGAGTGATACAAACCCGCGTTGTTCTTGTAGTACTTCCAGCTGTACGGATCATTGAGGTTAACAGCTATCCCCGCTTTAAGTAACCGCTGGTTCATCATGTTGGCGGTGTAGCTACTTTTAATCACGAGTGTCGCGACAAGCTTTATAATGCTTTTGATGTAAAGCCTGTAGTAGGCATTCATGACTTACCCCGATCTTAGTAGGAGAGGATTAAATGGCAGCAGATGACGAACGCGCGCAGAAGAAAGTCTCGCAGTTCAGGAATTTAAGTAAGGCTGATGAACGCGTTCTTGGTCGTCTGGTCACTGACCGTACTGATCCGAACCGCGGGAAACTTAAGGATATCGATCTCAGTGCCGTAGGGGCAGTAACTCGCCGCACACTTCGTGACGCCACTGATATCCGTAACATCTTCCAAGTTCAGCCTGACTTGAACATTGCTCGAGAAATTCTGGTCAGCGCTGTGGTATCGCCAGGCGATCTATCGTCGACCACATTGATCTTCAGCAGCAAGATCGACGGCAAAGAAACGGCACTCACCGCCCAGATGGTGGATGTCATCGAGAACTTCTTTATCAATGAGAAGAACCTCGACAAGAAAATCACTGGCTGGATCGATGATGCATTGGTCTGGTCAGGCGCACACCCGATCATGATTATCCCCGAGGCTTCTATCGATCGGATGATCAACGGCGCTCAATCGGCCAGTATGGAATCCGTGGCGAGCTTTGACGGAGAGTGGACTAATGGATGGTATCGTCCAAAAGGCATCTTCGGTCTAGCTCTACCAACCGCAAAGGGCATCGACTACGTCAGCTTGGAGTCAAGCCAACGGAGGATAAACACCGCGGATATGGCGGATTATCATACCATCAAGATGATGGGTGGAGCCAAAGAAACGAAGGGCAAGAAGATCTCCCTTCCTATTAAGGTTACCGACAACTTGGCTGCGTTCCGTATGCCAATGGTGATGGAAGCCAAGCGCACCAAGATGCGTGAATCGGTTTACGGTAATCCTTCGATGGAATCCCGCCGTCGCCGTCGGGCTCAGCGTGATGCTGATGCTGCTCAGAATGACAATGGTGAAGGTACTGGCGCTGGCAAGAAGACTGCCGCTCAGTCTCCAGGTGCTATCCATAGTCAGTTCTTCAAACCCCCACAGGGAATGAAGCGTAGTCGCCTTGAGGTCGTGCCTACTCGTAAGCAGGTCGGCGGCGAAGCCATCGGTCACCCTCTCGAGTATCACCTCGCTATCGAAGCCGTGATGCCTATCTGCGTTCCGGGTGATCCGACCAACATTGTTGGGTATTTGGTAGCTCAGGATCAGAATGGATTCCCGCTATCATTCTCACGGCGAGTGGATTATTACAGCGACATCCGTCGCGGTGCAATGGGTGGTGATCAGGTTGGCTCCAGTAGTCAGGTTTCTGGTGAACTACTCAACATGGCAAACGAAACCCTCAACGGGGGTATTTCTAATGCCAGTGATGCACTGATCGACCGTTTGGTTCAGTTGCACGGTGAAGTGGTTGAACACGACATTATCGCTCGGATCTCTTCTGGTCTGCTCGGTGGTGAAGTTGAGATCGCTCGTAGTGAACACATCGACAAGCTGATGTTTGCACGGACCATGAAGAACCAACAAACCATCCTGCTGTACGTTCCTGCCGAACTCATGATCTACATGTGCTTTGACGTGAACGAGTATGGTGTTGGTAAATCGATCCTTGACGACGCTAAGGCGTTGGCGGCAATGCGTGCAACTCTACTCGTAGCCAACATCATCGGCGCTGTTAAGAACGCGATTCCTGGTAAAGACATCAACATCACGTTGGATGCTAAGGACGGTGACCCGGTTGGTACGGTTACATTCCTGTCGAACGAAGCGATGGCGCTGTCCTATCACCAGTTCCCAACTGGTATCATCAGTGTTCAAGGTTTGGCCGAACAACTTCAGATGTCGGGCTACTCGGTTAACGTAACGGGTCACCCTGCTTATCCTGAAGTATCGACCACTATTACGCCGCGTGAAAGTAACTACGTGCCTGTTGACACTGACTTGCTGAACTCTCTGCGTAGTGACCTACATCGGGTGTTCTCCCTGACGCCTGAGATGGTCGATGGCGTGAATGAGCCTGACTTTGCTACAACGGTGGTGGCTAACCACTTGATGCTCCTGAAACGCGTCATGGTGCTTCAGAACATCGCTAACCCACAGATCACTGACTACGTGCGTGTCTTCACGTACAACTCGGGGATTCTGCTGGAACAGCTGATGGACATCATCGATAACAACGAGAAGCTCATCCCTGATGAGTACAAGGAAGACCCGGAGGCTTTCCTCGAAGCTTTCCTGAACTCTCTCGTTGTTAACCTGCCAGCGCCTAGCACTGACAACCTGACCAAACAGATCGAGCTGTACGATAAGTACTCGGAAGCGTTGGACAAGATCATTCCTGCCTACGTTACTGAGGAATACTTCCACGGCTACACGAGCGACACGGTCAAGGAAGCAATCCCAACGGTTATCGCATCGCTCAAGGGTATCGAGCTGCGTCGTTGGATGCGCGAACGCGGGTTCTTCCGTGAGTTGGATATCTTCGTTAATACCGAAGATGGCAGCCCACTGCTGAATCTCAACGAAGAAATGAAGCAACACGTTACAGCAATGATCGCCGGTCTCGGCGATTACATCAAGATCGTCGCTGAAGATGCTTATAAGCATCGTAAGGATCAGGAACGTCTGAAGAAGCTTGACCAGAAAGTGAAAGATGCAATCGCTGAACTGGGTGCTGAATCGGAAGAAGCTGCTCCTGACTTCGACGCAGAAGCTCCAGTACCGGATATGGGTGAGCCGAATGCTGAAGAACAACCTGCTGATGATGAGCTCTCCCTTGATGAAGAACCAGCTCCAGAGGAAGAACCTCTTGAAGAGGAGAAACCTGAGGAGGAGTTGGAAACTCCTGAAGAAGAGAAGCCAACTGAAGAAGAGCCTGTAGAAGAAGAGGCTCCTGCTGAAGAACCTACTGAAGAGAAGCCTGCTTCTCCTGAAGATGAGTTCAAGTTGGATCTGTAATGTGATTGGGGTAGACAGGATCTTAATGGTCCTGTCTACTTCGCTTTATGCTGCGTGTTAATTATTCACCATCACACTTGCTTTTATGTTAAAGAGCTTTCTTCCTTATTCTAGAGGAGACGTAGTAACCTAGACTAGAAGTCTAGGGGACGAAGTCGACGATGGACTAACGTGAAGGAGTCGTAGACGACTGAACCTCTCTAGTTCTTTACTAGGGAAGGGGAGGGGGCTTTTTGCTGTATAGTTAAATTTACTTGGGCGATACATTACAAACCCGATATGTAAACCCCCGAGGAACAACACCATGATTACTGGCACGATGAGATTCGCAGCAGGTTGTGTATTAGCCGCAGGCGGCCTCTTGGTGACGTATAAGGCAGGGATGGACCTGTACGACAAGCATCAAGAGAACAAGAAGATCCGCGCCTATCTAGAGGCGCTTAGAATCCACAACAGCTATTACGAAGAAGAGTACAAGCTATCCAAACACGACTACATGGAACGGCTAGCTGTACCGTTTCGTTATGTCCACCGATTTCCTTACGTCAACTGCACTAAAGCTGAGAAGTATGAAATCTTAATGTGTCCCTTCGGGGTACTCATTAATCACGACGTAGCGCTTATGCTGGCATGCGCTATGGCAGTTAAGCAGTATCAGTACGACTACCCTAAGATTCTCGGCGGTGGTCCGCTGGTGTGGTCCTCAGCGCAAACACGGTACGTTACTCAAGACAATCTGGAAAGCGGTATGCGCGACCTCTTCCATGCTGAGTACACGGCCGAACATTACCTCGATCAATGCCTGTACTTCCGTAAACAAATGAAAGAACACAAGGGAGAGGCGATAGTCCTCTTCGTCCAGAAACAATCCAAAATCATTCGCCACTTACTCAATGATGATTCATTCGAGCCCGGCGAAGATATGCTCTAAGGAGAGTAGCAATGCCAGAAGCTAAAGAAGTACTCAGCCCTGAAGTGGAACGTTTCCACAATAACCTCGAGTTTACACTCGAGTGC